GCAGTTTGCTTCTGATCATATTTCATGACAGGAATCGGTCCTTCAGGACTTAAACGATCACAGGATCCATACACCCATTCATCGGTGCAACTATCCCCGATCAATAATACATTGTACTGTCTTGCTAGTCGCATACTTTTCAATCCTATCGTAGAATTTTAAATCGGCAGCCCAGTAGGAACCTATGACTGATTTGTCTTTCCAATCAGAACCAACCACCATTATATCAGGTTTAACTTCTTTTACCAATGACTCTAGAGATTCATCACTATCAAAGTACCTGACCTCATCAACTGCTGATAGAGCAATAAGCATGATTCCTCTATCTTCCTGATTATATATTGGACGGGTTGGTCCTTTCTTTTCCCGTACTCTATCATCAGTATCGATACCAACTATAACATAATCTCCAAGAGATTTTGCCCAGTTAAGTAATGATATGTGACCTGGATGTAAGAGATCAAATGTACCATTGACAAAGACTCTTACTGGTGCGAACGGATGGATAAATCTTTTACTCATTCTTAACAGTGATTAACTTACCCAACTCAGGTAGATAAAGATACTCAATGTTACTATCAGTAAGAGTCCGTACCGCATCATCGAGTGTTTCAACCAAAGGTTCTCCACCCAAATTAAAGGAAGTATTAAAGAGGATAGGGCAACCAGTCTGTTCAAAGAATTCTTGGATGAGCTCATAATAATTTTTGTTTTGTTCTGGTGTTACTGTCTGTATTCTACATGTCTTATCCACATGAATAATAGCAGGAATCTTTTCTTCAATACCTGGTTGACACTCAACAGCATACATCATGAATGGAGTCTCTTCCATACCACGAAGGTCAAACCATTCATGTACATGTTCTTTTAATATAGTACCTGCAAATGGTCTAAAGAACTCACGATTCTTAATCGTATTAACATGATCCTTTCCATTTGGATCACGAGGATCATATAGAATAGATCTGTTACCAAGTGCTCGTGGACCTGCCTCAGATCTACCTTGGAAGAGTGCAACAATATTTTTGTTAAGAATTAGATCAATAACATCTTTGTTAGTAGCATCTGATACAGACACACCTTTATGCTTTGTAGTAACCAAATCAATATCCTCCGTAGTGTAATTATAATGTGGTCCAGTATAAAGATTAGTAATACGAGAGTGTTTTGTTAAAGGTTTATTTAAATCATGATGAAGTAGTAAAGCACCACCCAATGCAGTACCAGCATCATTACTGACTGGTTCAACATAAAGATTAATACCCTCCTCCTTTAACTGATCAAGATACCAATAATTGGCCATACAATTCAATGCATAACCACCAGAAATAACTACATTCTTATTACCTGTCATCCTAACAGCTTTACGAATCAATTCCAAAACTTGTTGTTGTGATTCCTGTTGTACCTTCCATGCAGAATTTCTTCTACCTTCAAATGTATAAAGGGGTGCTGTTGACTGCGTAGAACCTTCTCTAATCTGAGACACATAATTTAAGTTATACAAAGCACCATTAGGATAACATGGTGTGAAATGATTATTATCAGCGTACTTAAGATCGTGATCACCCTTCTGAACAAAGAAAGGTGGAACATAATCACACTCTTCACCATAAGGAGCTAATCCCATCGTCTTTCCTGCTTCAATAGCATCAAATCCACAGTACTCTGTGATAGCTTCATAGCATTTTACAATACCAGCACCATGAGTAGCAACTAATTCATGATGATCATTTTGTTTTGATTCCCAACTACGCTCTTCACCATAATTACACCAAAAATCAGAAGCAAAGTTATTATAAGAACAGAAAGGTGACGCATACTTACTTCCAATATGCTTATACTTTGTATCAAACTTAGCAGGGTAAGCACAATCAAAGATAGTTTCTGTTTCCCAATAATCTTCAACAAATTTTTCAGTACCACCAAACTTAGCCCATGATCCAGCACCATCTACAATGACTGCTACTGCTGAATCAAAACCAGAGTTATAAAAAGCTGTAGAAGCATGACATCTATGATGGATATGACCCATATCAACAACAGTCTTAGGCATCCAATTGCCATTAGGCATTTCCCTACATTCCTCTTTATCCATTCGAGAAGTATCAGGCAGCATACCTAACTTTCTTACCAAACCATAGTAAGGATCATTACCACAATAATCCAATCGCATATCCTTATGCTGTTCTAGTCTAGTAGTATGACATAGAACAAGATAATCTAAGTGATCAGTATACTCACGCATCTTAACAATAGATGCCAAAGGACCACCATCATACTTCTCACGAGTAAGTCTCTCCTCTTCCATAGCAAAGACTAATTCACCATCCTTTAATAATGCTACTCCTGCATTATGTCCTCTCGAAAGAGCTCCAATCCACTGTGTCATGATCCAAACCCCTTCTTAGGTATACTTGTAGGACATTTAGGATCATCGCAACATGATTCCTCTTTAGTAGGTTCTACTTGAACCTTTTTTCTTTTAACTGGTTTACCCAATCTCTTTCTACAACTATCAATAACTTCTTTAACATCTTCCTTAGTCATGCTCATACATTCATCATTATACATGTCCTGTTGATCCTCTGTAGTCAATCTAAGTGGAGAGAATACTCTACCATGCTTGACACCTATGTCTATAATATCAAAATCTTTATCATCAGGGTACGATATATTAATAGGAAATGTTGATCCAATAACAGCAGTAACTGTAGTTCCAACTGCCTTAGCAATGTGTTGACCTACAGAATCACATCCAAGAAAATGATCTGCACATTGAATTAGTCCTCCCCATAAACGAATATCAGGAACTTGTGGCATGGCATGTTCATATTTACTGTCTCCAGTTTCAAATGGAAACTCACTCATTACCATAACAGCATAGTCTTTCTTAAGATCATTAATAATCTCAGCAATATCACCTACATTAAAACTTCTAGATGATGGATCAAAAATATACCCATCAGTATTAGTAACACCTCTACCAAATGGTTGAATAATAATTAACTTATCCTTACCAGTCTGATCTTTAATCTGTTCTATAGTATTAAGTGCTGCAATACCTTCTTGTTTTGTTACTTTAATATTAGGTGTAGGTAATTCTCTTGGTTCATCTAAACCATTAATCTCCATATCATATGCTTGTGCAAGACTACATTTTTGATTGTAGTAATGCCATCTACGATAAGGTTCAGGAGATTCACAATCTCTATCTTTAATTTTGTCCTTGAACAAACCCTTATGCCATAGGTCATATGCATACTCATGCAAAACAGGATGACCTTTAAAAAAGTTCATCCCTCCTTCACACACAATGACAAAATCATCATGTGTCTCTGCGTATTTCTCTAGTCCTGGTATGGAACAGATGACTCGACCAGCACCGCCATTAATAAAAAATGCTTTAGATCTCATAGTTCATTATCAACAAAATATATAGTCACATAAAAAGGACTTGGTTCAATCGATTATAGTCGGTAAACATACCCAAGTCAACCCATTGTCCATGTAAATTGTCAGACTGATATAAACACATTCTATTATACACCATTTCAAACTGGTGTACAACCTTCCAACGCTCATTATGGTAAAGATGATGATGAACATACTCAAAAATATCTCTTTCAGACATACTCTCTTCATCTAATGGTTTAGGTATACCACTAGTAATTCTCTTAGGTATAGTTAAAGTACCATCCCAACTGTAAATATTAGTACCACCTGCACATTCTTCTGGTGTATTTAAATATATTACTGATCCAAATTCAAAGTTGGGAATATATTTCTTCCCATCATCAACTCTAACATCACTATAATTATCTTGATGTGGAATGATACCCAATGGATCACCTATAAGAGACTCATCATTTAAAACATTACACATGAAAGACATGGACTCCCATCCCTTATCAAATTGTTTTAAATTAAGTTGATATCCTCTCTGCCAAATATCTTCATCAATACATAAGTCTAAAAAGAAATCATATAATTCATCACCAACTTCTATAGTATTAACATGAGTTCTCCATCCAGGAAACCCACTAACCAACTCTTGATCATTCTTTAAGGGTTGCTGTAAAGCAAGTTCCCTTACCTTATCAGGATACTTATAAAAATTATCTACAATTACAACCGAACGATTATCTACACCAAGTCGTGCAACTTTAATTTCTAATTCATCATTTAATTTAAAAATACTGTCTTCCATTTTATAAAATCCTGTGGATCAAAAAAAATTCGGGATTTTTTTTCCCGAATTTTGGTAACTAAAAGTCGATTTTCGTTTGAGGTATTTACTACTCAACAAACTGTGCATTTGGTACAGCTGATGCGATACCTGCTGTAATCTTCTCCTGTTCGTCTGGATCAGGTGGCCACACAATCAAATGTGTTGCAGTACCTACACCAGCCCAAGAAACAGGAAGATCTCTCAACTTTTGACGATATGTTTTCCACTTATCTTTAACTGCGGTTGGCATATCTTCTGCTATTCTACCATCACATGATGCAAGCATCTCATTTCTAGATTTTCTTACCCAATTCCATCCAAAACTATTATCATCTGGAGTCTCAGAATCTGATTGCTGATTCGCAAACTTAGGAGTAGACCAACCACCTGCACCACTGTTAGCATCAGGTTCCCATTTGAATGACCTCATGTCAAACACTTCAGTCATATGATAAGGGTCTCTGATCACAGGGTTAGGTTCATCTGATGGACCAGCAGCAACTTCGATGTGCCTAACTGTGGAAATACCACCCCAGATAGCAGCAGCATGTAAAGTATACTTAGATGCGTCTAACTGAACAGCATACATGTCGATAGCAGGATCCCTAAGTTGAGGATCTGCAGTATCGAAAGCAGTAACATCCTCAGATGTCTTAGCACCGTTATCACCATTTCGCATATACCATACAGTAATATTAGCGGGACCATTATAAGTATCAATTCCTACATTAGAATCGTCTTGGTCTTGACCTTTCCATACACTAGGTACTGGAAAAATAAATGTTCTAGAAATGTTTGACATTGTTTGTTCAGGTTAGCTCCTTCATTTGTTATTTATTAAGACCAAGTAGTGACGACAACCACACCAGCCTGTCCCCAGTCACCCCAACAATCACTTCCTTCAGCCCAAGAGCTGAATCCACCGCCACCTGGATACAATGAGTGACCAGTACAGCATCCACGAATCGGTCCCCTTGAACAGAAACCTCGTCCGTATGATATAGGAGCACCGTAAGGACCAGCAGCACCAGCAGCCATCTGTCTAAATTCAGTATGACAATACTGGTTCATATGCATAGCAGAGTGAATACCACCGATGTACCACTCACCACCACAGGAACAAGCAGGAACCTCATTATAGCAGTGACCACACTGCGACATATAGTAACAATTATAGCACCAACCACCACATTTCTCATGACCCCATGCACCACCATTGGCACAGAAGTTTGTTAATCCATCACCTTGAACATAAGTTACGCAACCACAGAATCCACAACCTGTTCGACCGTGGCAACAACCACAGCAACTACATCTATTACTACCACCAGCACAAATAGTATATTGTGAACTTCCTGGAGTAAAGTTTCCTTTATGACTGTAAAGGTGCTTAATAGTATAACCTCCTCCACCACCAGCAGTACCAGCGTTCATACAGCACCGAGATCCAGAACCAGATCCTCCAGATCCTGTCAATTCAAATCGAATTGAAAGTACCTTACCTGGTGCTTGCCATTGGCAACAGCAACCTCCATTTTCAGGAGACCAGTAACAACAGTTACTGAAGATCATCCTTTCAGTTACAGCAGTAGAAAATCCAGAGACCTGTGCTGGTCCCAAGGAGTTCGCTAGAACTGCGTCACCTCCATTAATTTTTTTATAAGTTTGATAGTCAGCCATTGCTTTACCAGTGTGGTATTAGTATTTAGAAAAAATATAACAAAAAGGGAGTGATACGCACCCCCTGTGAAAAATTAGATGGTAATGATTCTCCATCCTTGTGATCCATCGAAGAACACAAGTTCAAATGCAGCACCTTCAGTAGATACTACTAGGTCAGCAGCGTCACCCATAATTGGGTTACCATTTCTATCGATTGTTAAGTTGTTAGTATCAAATGTCTTGTGAGAGTCAAAGATTCTAACGCTATCACCCTTAACAGGTGATCCAGGTAGAGTAACAGTGAATGCACCACCAGATGTGTTAGCAAACACTTGTTGCTTGTTAGCTAAAGTAACAGCAGATGTTGAAGTTACATTAGCGTAAGCACCTAGAGGCAACCAGTCTGATCCATTATAGAATTCAAGTCCATTTGCATCAGTGTCGTAGCGGAGACCACCTTCAAAGAGGTTACCGCCTGTTGGTCTAGTAGCTTGTGTACCACGAGGAGGAACGATAATACCAGAAGTATTATCCATCTTCGCACGAGTTAGGAATCCACGAACTGCTTTCTCAG